GCAGCCGCCCGAGCAGCAACGTGCCCCAGAACAGCATTGACCCGGCGGTCGAGCCGAGCGTAATCATCGCGGCAATCTCGGCGGGTCCGAGCGTCACGAGCGGCGCCCGCGGTCATACGCGAACACGAGCAGCGCGCCGAACGCGAGCGCGCACAGCATCAGCGTGACGATCTCCATCGTCGAGTGCATCGGGAGGATCGGATGCAAGACGCCCACCGCATTACCCCTGCGGTGAATGGACATCATCCGGCAGCGCAGAGCATCCCAGCAGCACCCAAATCTCGCTGTTGCGCGGCCACGGTGCGCAGACGATGCGCAGCCAGTCGAGATCGTCGGCCATCGCGTTCCGCGCCGTGACCATGCCCGCCAGGAACACGAGCGCGATGAGCGCGGCTTTTGTGCGTCGTCCAAGTCTCATTGCTTGCCTGCCTTGGTGAGTGCCCGCATGAGCTGCGAGCGAATCGCTGTTGGAAGGTCGGTGTTACCAGACACGCGCGCGAGCGCCTCTCCGGGAGACATCCCGCGAGTTTTGATTTCCTGTTTAAAGGCGTCCACGATCTCCCGTGTCTGTGCCGCCGTCATTGGGAAGATGTCCTGCCCGGTTTTCGACTTCCACGCGTCCGGTAGGTCGTCGATCGAGAGGTCCTTCGGCGCGATCTTCGGCGCGGTTTTCGCGGCCTTTTCGATCGCCATCTGCTCTTCCGACTTCAGGAAATACGGCCGCTCGGCTTTCGGCGCGGACGTCGGTGCGACCTTTTTAGGTGCTGCATCTTCCCACGATACGCCTTTAGGGTGGAATGCGACCACCTCATCTCCGGATGTTCGCTCGAATACCATCCCGTCATAGCCGCTTTTGCGAGCAAGGTCTCCTAGCGCTCGATTGGGGGAGGTTCCGCCGCCAACGGACTTTTCGAACTCGCCCACCCTACTAGGCATGTATTGCTTGACTATTTCAGCCGGAGTTTTGGGGATATATCTCCCGTTCCCAATATGCCTCATGTCGTCTATGACGAGCGCTTTATCTAGTGTCGCCTTGCCTTTTAGAGTCGCAGCATCCACGACGCCGCTTTCGTTTTTGGTTTCCAGTTGGTTGCGCCAAAAACTACCAACATCACTTGATGAATCGGACACATAAATACCAGGTCCGTAGGTATCTCCTCCGATGCCTCCGGACCGGTTCACGTCAAATCCAGACTTCACTATCCCGGCTTTACCTTCTAGCGTTGTCACATGGGTAACATCGCGAGTGTATGGTTTGGCGTTCGCTGGTGCCGCCCTCTCCATCGCCGCGCGCACCGGCTCCGGCAGTGACGCCTTCGCGGGCTTCGGCTTCGGCGCGGACGTGCGCGGCGTGTAGCCGGGTGGCAGCTCCGGCGCGGGTGCCGTCGTGACGCGGGCGGGCGGTGTCGGCGCGCTGGACTCGGCGAGCGCCTGCTGGAGCACCTGGTTCAGCGTCGGCTCCTGCGCGGGCACCACGCGGCCAACAGGCGCCGCAGGAGCGGCCTTGGGCAGCATCACCGGCATCGAGTAGCCCGGAGGCAACGGGGAAGACAGCGAGCCTGTCATTGGCGCAGGTGCGGCCGCAGGGACCGCAGGTGCGGCCGCAGGTGCGGACGCTCCCCATGTCGTAGTGGCGATAGGGGCGCTACGCTCAGCGTCCACTGATGCCTTCGCAGCGGCTTCTGCGGCGGCTTTCGTCGCTTCTGTCGCAGCCTTCTTCGTCGCAGACGAATCCAACGCATAGCTGAGCGCCTTAGCCATCCAATTAACTGGACCCTTGAGCGGCCTGCCGACGACGGGTATTTTCGACGCGGTATCGACCACGGACGACACCTGACGCGCGATAGGCGCGGCTTTATCGATACCTGCCCGCGCGAGCGCACCAACGGCCTTTCCTCCCTCCAGAACAGGCAGTGTCAGCTCCGTCGCGGTTTCAAGTCCACCGCCAACATCCTCGGCGAGATTCTGAGATGCGGCGGCATTAGTCGCGGCTGTGAGCGTGGGATTCCGATAGTTCGGATCGAATCCGCTCGGCGTCTGTCCTGGCACCATCCCGGCATCGATTGCCATCTGGCCGACGCCGAGCGCGCTGCGCAGTGCGCCTTTGCCGAAGCCCACGACTTCACCGCCGAGAAACTTCGCCGCGTCTGCGATCTTTTCGCCAAAGCTCTCGCCATCGGCGCGCTTGACGTTGAAATCAGACGCCCGGACGGCGCGGCGGTTCGGGTCGCCCGTGTAGGGTGTGCGCGGAGCTTCTGCGTCGATGTCAGACAGTCGAAATGCCCCTTTGGGCGCGTCCGCAGTCACGTCCGACAGCCGATAGGTCCCCTTCGGCATTACTTCACCGGATCGCCATCAAATGAACCGTCAGGATGCAGCGCAGAAATCTTGATGCGTTTGCCGCCGACGTTCACGACGTCGCCAACCTTTGGTTCTGCCGTCGCGGACGCGGCCTGGCCGCCACCAGGTTTCGTGCGCGGCTCTCCGTAGAACTCGTCGTAGGCTTTGCCGGACGAAAACGCCAAGCCATCCAGCACGGTCTGTCGCGCCTTGCGCTTCTGTTCAAGGATCGCCGCGCTATCGCCAGGTTGCGCGAAATACGTTTTCGAATCGTTTTCGTATTCCGCCGGAGGAATCGCCGCACCGGATTCTTTCCTGAGCCGCGCTTCCGTGAAGGCCCGCTGCGCCTGCCGATACGACTGGCCTTCCGGCGACTGCAAAAAGTTCGGGGCGTATTCCAGCCGCGCCTGTCCTGCGAGACCCATTTGCCCGATGCCCTCTTCAAGCGGCGTCACGGTCTTTGCTGCTTCCGCCGCACGGTTATAGAACGACAGCGCCTGACGCTCGGCACCTGTCGCCGGTTTGCTATCAGCGCCCTTTGCCTTAATAGCCTCTTTTGCTGTGTTTTCCGTCTCGACGTTGTGGCGGTGCGTCTCGGCGAGTTGGTCTACCAACTGTTGCGCGGCGGCTTTCTTTGCATCCTGATCGGCAAATTGCTTCTCAATCGCCATGCGCGCCGGATGATTCGCCGGCAGTCGCTGAATCTGCTGCTCGAGCATCGCGCGCGGATCGCCCTCGGCCTGAGACGTGTCAGAACTCACGGAAAAGTGCGTGGCGTCCCTCGGCGTGGCGGCATCGTAGCTGATGACATGCGGGCCAGGAGGTGGCGCGAGCTGAGAGGCGAGCACCTGCTCCTGATACGACCGCTTCGCCGCGTCGATTGCCTCTTGGTCTTGCGCTTGTCGGAACGTCTTCTCTTGCATGATTCTGGCGCTGTTACGATCCGCCAGCGCCGAGAGCGCGAGATTCCCCGCGAATCCTTCCGGTAGATCGTCAGCGGAGGCGGTGGGCACCGCGAGCGAGCCGTAACGTGAGCGTGCAGGCATATCTCCCTCTTGAATCGCGTTGCCGAATCCGCCCCAGCCGACGCGGAAGCTCTTGCCCTCGTTCTGCGCGTCCTCTTGCTGCTTTTGCAACTCGCCGAACCAATTCGCCCAGCCTGGCCCCATGTAGCGCGACTGCGCCTCTTGGAACGGGTCGTTCAGCGTGCCCGTATAGCGGTCCACGGCTCGGCCTGGATTCAGGCGAATCGCGCGCTGGTTGATCTCGTCGCGGCTCAGCATGACTTACCGCAGTTCGCGCCGCGCCAAGGGCGACCGGATCGGGGCCGCCGGACGAATCGCCGCCGCGGCGGCCCGCTGCTCATCCTCCAACCGCCGCGCCTCGTCCACCTGTCGCGCGTAGTCACTCGACGCGCGGTCCTGTTCCGCCGCCGTGTAGTCGTTCACGCCCTGCTGATTCGCCTGCTGCGCTTCCGCCGTGCGCCACGCGTTGGTGTCGTTGTATTGCGCCGTGTCGAGACCGAGACGGCCGTAGCCGAGGCCCGCGTTCGTGTTCGCGCCGAACGCGTTCAGGTCGCCGCCGAACGCGCCCATCTGCTGGTCGAAGTTCTGTGCGTTCGTGCCGCGGTTCGTCGTGTAGGACGCCAGCGCGCGATCGAAGGCTTTGCCCGCTTCCTCTGATGCTACGCCCTGCCGGTAGCGCTCCAGCGACTTCAGCGTGCCGCCCGACAGCAGCGTGCCGTGAGCCGCCGCCGACCGCTGGATGGCTTTCTCGCCTTCCGCCGAGCGAAACTGGTAACTCGGATCGTTCGCGATGTCCGCCGGATTCGGCGCGACGAAATCCCCGTAGGGCGTCGGCGTCGGTGCGCGGCGCGTGAACGTGGGCGCGGTCGGCGCGGCTAGCGGCGGCGACGTCGGGATATTCAGGGTCGCCGGTCGCGGCGGCATCCCGGCGAGCACGCCAGACGTCGGATAGAGTGGTGCAGCCATGTGTGATTCTACCGCTTTCTAGTTCGACTGTTCCTCGATCGCTTGCTTCACCGCCATGAGCCACCGCAGATGCTCTGTCTGCATCGGCGCTTGTTTCGCACCGCCGAATCCCCCTCCGTTGCGCCCGCCCGCCGGTTTCCCCGCCGCGCCTCCGCCGAACGTGCCGCCATCGGGCTGCGCGACGGGCGACAGCACCGGGACCGGCGGGAGTTTGATTCTCCCAGGAGCCGCGTAGGTGTAGCCGCCCGTGAGCGTGCCGATGCCGACGAGCACTTCGACGTCCACCGCACCAGCCGCGTGCGCGGGCGTCACAGCCGTGATGCGCTGGTCGTTCACCACGACAACATCGGTCGCGGCCACGCCGTCAAACTCCACGCCCGTCGCACCCGTGAATCCGGCGCCCTTGATGACGACCGGCGTGCCGCCGAGAATCGTGCCGGAACTCGGCGTGACGCTGAGCACCGACACGTAGGTGTAGGCGTTCGTCAGCGTGTCCACGGTCAGGATTTCGACGTCCACGACGCCGACCGCATGGGCCGGCGTCAGCACCGTCATCACCGTGCCGTCGTTGAACACGTCTTGCACCGTCGCGGCGACGCCGTCGAACTCCACCGTCATGCCAGCGTCGAGAAACGTCCCGAACAGCGTGACGAGCGTGCCGCCGAGGATGAGGCCGGACGCGGGACTGAGGCTCGTGAACGTCGGCGAGACGAGCGTGTAGAAACCTTGAAGGTAGAACGTCTGGTCTGGCGGTGTCGGGAATCCGGTTTGCGCCGAAATAGAACAGCGCGCGGGGCCACCACCAGCGGCCGAGGACACCATCGAGCCGAGAATCGTCTGTCCCACCATGCCCGACAACTTCACGAGCGTCATGCCGGTCAGTTCGGTGATGAACTGCGTGCCTTCGGCCGGTGTGCCCGTATCGGTGTGCGTGAAATCGAATACGCCTGAAAGAGCATATTCCGTCGTGTCGCCGATTTCCTGGTTGCCGATGAGATTCCAGACGCTGTAGGCGTCATCGGGCGTAAATCCGGCCGGGAGTCCCGACACATCGACCGGCGCAGCGCCATCAACGTAGATGAACGCGCCCGCCGTGTCGTAGATCGGGAGGTCAATCGTTCCAGACATCGACGCATTGGGGAGAAACGCTTGATCCGGTAGCGCCGATCCGTCCGTGTCTCCGGTCGGATTCGTCAGACCGTTCACTTTCACGATCCATCCTGTTGACAGGCTGACGTAGGTGAGCGTGACGGTGTAGTTCGTGATGATGAGTCGCGTGGAGGTTGCCGTGCCGCCGGGTTCCCTGCCGAATCCTAAAAATAGCCCCCCGCCAGTGAAAAAATCCGATCGGCTGCCTCCGTAGAGGCCGCCAAAGTAGGTAGCGTTGGCATCGAACACGAGATGCCCTGTCGTCGTGCCCGGCCCCTGATTAGCCGTGCCGCTGACGAGACTGCCGAATGTGGCGCTAAAAAACGTCTCCGGAGACAAGCCGCCGACATTGACCACCTCGTAGTCGAACTCGGTGCGCACGTTGCTGAAGCGTATATCGGTAGGCAGGCTTCCGTCGTCGTGCGGTTCACCCAATACGATGAGTAGATCGCCCGTGCCGCCCGTCACGACACCGCTATCGCCGTTCATCCCGGTCCAGCCAGCGGCGACCGTCGCCCAATTCCCAGCCGCACCCGTCGCGGAGACGAAATCAATCTCGGCGTCCGTATAGACCTTGGTCGCCATCTAGGATGCTCCCGGCCGCGTCTGAAGAAACGCGTCAACGAGGCGCCATTGGATCGGATCGGAGACTGTCACCTGAAACACGCGGTTGCGCGCCATGCCGAGCTTCTGCCAGAACACGCGGGTATTCCACGCGTTGTGCAGACCAGCGGAGACAGAGATGCCGCTGTTGAACGTGTGCCCACCGTCGTCGGACCACTGCAGTAGCACCGTGGGCGTATTCCCCGGAGGCGCAGCGTTCGCGGTGCCGACTTCCATGAACAACTCGAAGCGGTCGTAGATGACGCGCTTCAATTCAGCCACGAGGTTGGGCGCGCGGCGCCGGCGCGTGATGCCGGTCGTGCCGTCGAACTCGGTCGCGTAGGTCTGCGACTGGAGGTAGATTTTGCTGTCGGTGCGGCTTCCGACGATGATGTTCGGCTCGTTGCTGCTCTGGTGCTGCGTGATGTTCAGGCCGAAGATCGCGGGCGAGACGTCGAAGTTGCCCGTGCCTGCATTATAGACCCCGCCTTGCGTCCATAGATCCGTCGTAAGGTCATATCGCCACGTGGCCCCAGGGGAGTCCGGAAAATTCAGCACGTAGAATGAATGGCCCTGCTCCTGATACGTGAAGGCGTCCGCATCGCCGGTAAATTCCATCTGCGAGATCGCGTATTCGAGCGCGTGATTCGAGACGCGCACGGGCGTGTAGCCCTGCGCATACCGCACCGTGCCGTCATCGGCTAACCAGATCGGCGAGCCCTGCAGCAGGCAGAGCGACAGCGGCGCCCGAATCCCGCGCTGTAGTTGGATGTTCGGATTCGGCACAAACGGAAACTCGGCGGTCGGATCGTTGTAGTAGATGCTCGTCGTGGTAAAGCCGAACAACCAGAGTTCCGTGGACCGCACGATCATCGTGCGCCATTTGTCGGCCGAGTCGTTGCGCTGCGCAAGGTCCAGCGGGTCCCACGACGTGCCATCTTCGAGCGCCGAGACGTAGATCGTCGCGGTGGACGTGTTCAGGCCGATGAAATAGCCGTTCATGAACGCGAGGACGTGCGCGTTGACGCTGGTGATCGCACCGCTCGCGAGCGTGACCGTGTTATACCAGAACAGATCGCCAGACCCGGCCCCATTGGCCGCCATGATCTGATTACCGCCCTCTCCATTCCCAGAGATCGACGCAGCCGTTCCTCCCGAGCCGCCAATCACCACGAGGTCCGTCACCGACGATGAGCTGCCGATCACGACACTCCGCAGGCGGTCGCCCTGCACCATGTAGCACGTATCGTTGATGGTGTAGCTGGCCCGCGTGCCGCCGATGTCCGACGGGTTAATCTTCAACGAGAATCCCGGTGCCGGGTCATAGACCCACGGCGCCGCGCCCGTGCCGGATTCGATCTTTGCCGGAATCCAGTTCACGCACTGGTCATCCGCCGCCACGATCGACTGGCTGACGTAGCTGGGGCCGATGAAGCCGGGATAGCGCGGCATGGGCGCTAACCGCTTCCGGTGGTCGTATAAGCCGCAACGACTTGCACCACACCACCAGTGAAGTTTGACGTTTTCGCCGTCAGCACGATGCTCCGCGCCGCCGAGGCCCATCCGGTTGGATCTGCCGTCGCGTTCGTGTTGTCGCTGTGCGTGGCCACCGCCGTGCCGGTAATGTCTCCGAATCGATCCGCATCTGATCCGTCTCCGACGGTATATCCAGTCGCGCCGGTAATCGTGGTCGTGGTGGTCGTAGCTACGCCAATAAGGGTCGCTCCGGCAGGGACAAGATTCGTAGCCGTCGTGGTCGCTCCTGATAGCGTTAGCGCTGATACTGCCGTCTGGATTCGTCCATACGCGACGCGGCTACTCACCTTGTAGCCATACAACTGCACAGCCACGTTTCCGAACGTCGAAAGCTGATCGCTGGAAATGCGAACGCGCTCCAATGGCGCTCCGCCAGACGTCAAGGATGCCGTCAGGAAATTGATGTAACCGCTCAACGTAGACCCAGACACGTCCTCGCAGAACATCCCGATATTGCCGATCGATTGCCGAGACGTGCCGTTATAGCCCTCGGATTCGTAGAGCGAAATCAAATCGTCTGCGGCAACCACGAGAGGAACGTCAATGGTGCCTCGCGATCGCACCGACCGCAAATACAAGCCTGGAAAATGTCCATTGGTATTGCTCGCAGCCACCCCGAGTAGTGTTCCGCTATTGGCTCCGCGAAGCATCGCGACAATCGCGCCTGGCATCAGCGCCGCCGCAGGATTCGCGGAGGCGCCGTCGTTGATATCCAGGATGCCTTTTTGCGGGCTCGTGGTCCCGATACCCACGCGCCCGCTGTTGAACCCCACGCCCGTGGTGGACGTCGGTCCAATAAACGACCCGTCCGCCATGACGACGTTGCCCGTCATCGTCAACGTGCCCGCAATGGACACGTTCCCGGCAAACGCAATGCTGGCGTTCGTGTTGTAGGGGTTAAGAAAGACGCTATTGGCCATCGGTCGCCTCAGCGATCAGCGCTTCGAGGACGCGAATCTCTCCGTCGAGTTGCACGAGTTCGACCTCGATCGCCTGTGCCTGCTGGGTAAGTTGTTGCCGCTTCGCTTCGATCTGCTGCCGTTGCAGGTAGAGCGCCACACTGCGCTGATGGGCGAGCATCAATCGTGACTGCGCCGACATTACGACCCCTGCCTGTTGTTCCACACGAGCACCTTGCCGCCGCCCGTGATGTCCGAGCTGATACGCACGCGCATCCAGCCCGCAAAGGCGCTCGGGCTGATGTGATACGTCTGCTGTGCGCCTCCCGTGAACGCCGATGCCGACACGGACGCGACCTGACTCCACGTCCCGCTGTAGTCCTTCCGTGTCGCCTCTTCGATCAGCAGCGTGCCGCCGCTCGTGGTGTTGACGCTCTCGAACGTGATCGCCTCCTCGTCGAAGCCACGCGTCGGAAACGGCACAGAGGCGCCCGTCGTCACGCCGGTAAAGGTGCCGTCGCCGTTGTCGGTGCCGAGCAGCAACGTTTGCACTGGTCCTGTCGTGAGCATTAGAATCCGCCCCCTCCGCCTGTCCCGGTGAGAATGTTGTAGCCGCCGGCCGGGTCCTGCGTGAGCGCCGGATCGGTCGGCATGTCCACGAGTTTGGTATTCGCGCGCTTGAACGTCGCCAGCGTCGTCCGCGCCATGTCGATCACGTCCGACACGATACCCTGGTCCACAATGCCGTAGGGCGTCAGGAGCCTCCGCGCGAGGTTGTATTCGAGCGTATCCTCGCACCCGTCCGGCAACGAGTAGGCCGCCGACAACGACGCGAAGTAGGTCAGCGGCTGATTCCGGTAGAGGACGAGCGAATTCGTCGCCACGTTCGGAATCGGCCACAGGTTGATCGTCGCGAGATCGGCCGCGTAGGTCGCGTTGAGATACACGACGGTAAACTGCGCGCTCGTCAGCGACTTGATGCGAATCCCCGCCCACGCGTCATCCGTCAGCACCGCGCGCGGCACTTCGACGATACTGTTACCGTTGGACTCCAGCGAGGCCGTAATCGTGCCCGTCGCGGGCGTCGTGGCCGTGCTGGCGTCGATGATGTAGGTGAACGTGTTCACGCCCGTGACCGTGATCGGGAACGTGCCGTTATAGTCGGCCTGCGTCGCCCCGTGAATCGTCACGTTCTGGCCGGTGCTCCCTCCGTGGCTCGCGACGGTCGCCGTCACGACATAGCCGCTGCGGGCGAGCGTGGCCGATGCCGGAGTCCCCTGGCTGTTCAGGAGAATCGCAGCGTCTTCGAGCGCAATCGGCCGTGTCGTGTCGAAGTCCCCTCCCGGCCCCATCGTGTAGACGCCGACATTGGCCGTGAGGGGGAACACTTCGCGCGAGACGACGCCCTGCGTGAGCGGCTGCAGCTTCAAGCCGCCCAGCATCAGATTCAGGCGGCGCAAGGCATCCGTGGACTGCGCGGTGCTCGGGGAGTCCCCTTGCGCCACGACGCCCACGGTCTGAAATGCGCCGTCGATGATGCCTTGTGCGGTCGTGGCCGGCATGGGCCGTCCTTACGAGGGGTTGACCGCGATGCCGCTCGTCGCCGCCGCGCCCGTGAACCCGTCGATGTAGGAATTAGCGAGGCCGTTCGTGTCCCCGTATTCCCCGATGCCGAGCAGGATGCACTGCTTGAAAATCATCAGGCCGCCAGGCGACGCCGACGTGAGGCTCGCGAGCACCGTCATCGTCGTGGACGTGGACTTGATGGCGTTCACGAATGTGCAGTTGTCGAAGAGTTGATGCCGGTCCATGCAGGCCGCGCCCGTGCCGAGAATGCCCAGCACGCCCGCCGCGCTCGTCATGAACGGGAACAGGCAGTCCTTGAACACGTTGCGCGCGGTGTCGGCGGTGAACTCGACAGACGCATTCGCCTGCGTCCGCGTAATCGTGTCCACGCCGATGGAACACGACTGGAACACGTTCTCGCCAGACCCGGCGAGGCCGATCTTGAGTGACCGCGACCCGGCCGACTGCGCCGATTCGTTGTCGCCCATGCCGTCGATCGCGCAGTTCTGGAAGTAGTTGCGCGACCCGGTGAGCACCATGCAAATCTGCGACGTTGTGCCCGTCGAGAAGCCGCCAAACCACTGGATGTTCTGGAACACGCAGCCGTTGCCGCTGATCGTGAAGAACGGCGTGAAGGCCGTCGTGCCCGAACTCGGCGCGATGCGCGCCCGCTGCGAATAGAGCACCGGAGACGCGATGCCGATGAGATGCAGCGCATCCTTCGCCCAGGTGAACGCCGCGTTGACGCGCGCCGAGCCGCCCGCCGCGCCCGTTCCGACCAGCAGGATGACGTCGTTCTTGCCGCTGCGGCCCTTGCCGTAGGCGGACTCGAGCGTGCCGTAGGGCTTCTCCTGCGACCCGTCCGCCGTGGCGTCCACGCCCACCGCGGGATTGCACCAGATGAGCACGCCGCCGCTGCCGATGACAAGCGCCTGCAGCAGCGAGAAATTGCCGTTGATGTCGCTGATGTTCTTGGCGGTAAACGCGCCGCCGCCCTTGATGATGTTCATGACCAACTCCTAGACACCGCCCGGCCTGCCCGAGCGAGACACCCCGCGGAATGCGGGAGACACAGGACTACTTCTTTTTCGACGCCTTCTCCGGTTCCGGCTCGGGATTCGGCGGGGACTTCACGTCCTCGGGTTCTATCGGTTCGGCAGACATCGCTACTCCTTGCGCACGCGGCGCTGGATCGGGGTTTCCGGCACGGCAGCGAGATGCCCGTCGTGCGCGTCGTCGGCCGCCGCCGCTTCGGCGCGGGCCGCGTCGGACATGTGGCGCTCGTGGGCCGCGCGCTCGGCGGCCAGACGCGCGGCATCCTGCTCGCGCTGCGCGAGCGCTTTCGCCGCTTCCTCCAGCCCGTTGTAGTAGCCGCGCGACCGGAAATTGCGCTCCTGCGCCTCGTCGTCGGCATCGGCCGAGTGCTCGATCACGACGTCGCCGCCGAGATCGGCGCGCTTGACCTTATACATCCGACACGGATACGCCGGATGCCCCACGCGCTCACGGGGACGCCCCGGAGGCCCGAACGGACTCCAGCCCATCTCCCACTTCGCCATTTCACGCGCGTAGGCACCAGCGGGGTTGTGGAACACGCCACCGGGCACACTGAAGTGCCGATCGATGCCGCCCGTGGACGGGTTGGACTCGACTTCCTGCTGCACGCCTGCGACGTTCGGGAGTTCTGCCGTAAAGCACCTCGGAGAAGAAAAGCGGGGAGACCGAAGGCCTCCCCGCGTCGAATTAGGCGACGGTGCCGGTGATGTTCGTGACGGTGCCTGCCATCGGCGTCTGCACCAGCTCGTGCCAGAGGCCATTCACGGCGACGAAATCGACCGAAATCGGCCCAGTGCCGTTCATGGTGATGACGTCGTAGTTGCTGCCCGCGCCGCTGAGACCCGACGCGAACGTCAGCGTGTGCGCCGCCGCGCCATTAGCCCGGATCGACAGCTTCGATCCGTCCAGCGCCTTGCCAGGGTCCGCAATCGTCATCGCCAGCACCGACGTGCCGTTGAGATACGCGATGACGTCCGACCCCGGCTGCGGGAGCGTGATGGCTCCCGATGCCGAGTAGCTGGCCGTCACGACGGCCTTGCCGGCGACGGGGTAGATGACCGGCGCCCCGGCCGGCATCGTGCCCCATTCCGTGTCCGAGGCTGCGCCGACGAGCACCTTCGCGCCGGACGGATGCGCCGACGCAACGGTGCCTTCCTGCCCGCGCAGAACCGGGACCGTGGTCGAACCGGCAACGTAGCCCTTCGATACCTGATAGACCTCGCCGTCGATGCGGACTTTGTAGCCAATCGCGAAGCCGGTTGAGGCCGACACGACGAGCTTGGAATCGTCGATCGCGTTCGCCGACGAGAGAGTGGCCTGAGTGAGTGCCATGACCTTAGCTCCACGCCCGCAGGGCGAAATAGGGCAGAATCGGCGCGATGCCGCCCAAGGTGTCCACACGCGACGGGTTCTGGTCCGTCTGGATGTTGTACTGCTCGACCCAGCGCATCGAAATCTTTGTCGCGCGGTCGCCCACGGTCTTGGCGTTCGCGCCAGCCAGCTTGTCCGGCAGATCCACCATCGCGAACGCGAACGCGGCCGGGTTGAACATCAGCGACTGCCGCGAGGACTGCGCCGCCATCGTCGCGCCCACGGTGCCCGTCGAGCCGAGGAACGAGATCGCCGCATTGTCGGCCGGCGACTGGTTCACCGTCTGGAGCTGCCCGCTCGGGATGATCGACGGCGAGAACGCCAGCGTCGCCGTGCTCGACCCCGACACGTCCCCCGTGAGGACGAACTGCTGCAACTGCCCGGTGGACTCGTAGGACTCCGGATTGATGCCGTAGACGCCGTCCAGCGTGAACACGTCGCCCGCCTTGAGCGCGTAGGTGCCCCAGCCGTCCGTTGCGAGCGTCGAGCCGGTCTGGCTGCCCGCGTTGACGGCCGGCGTCGAGGCCGTGAACGTGCCGGTGGTGTGCGTCGGGATGTTCGGGTCCCAATACCACTGATCCACGCCGAGCGCGGCGCCGGAGAACTGCCCCTTCTTGAAGTAGTCGTTCTTCGGCTGGAACAGCGCGAAGTTCGGATTCATGATCGCCGACTGAGACAGCGGATCGAGCACCGCCAGTAGTTCGTCGTCCGGCACCGCGTTGTTGTGGAGCAGCGCGACGCCATCGGTCCACGTCTTGTTGTCCGACAGCGGCACGCCAGGCTGGCCGATCGAGAAGTAGACCGACTTGTAGACTTCCTTGCCCGCGGTCACGTCCCACTTGTTGGCCTGCCGACGTCCGGCGGTCTTCGTGTAGCGGTCCTGCACCTCTTCGACTTCGAGTGCGTCCTGCGAGCTCGACCACCCCATGCCAATCTGGAACTGGTGATTGATCGTCAGCGGGACGGTCTGGTTGAGAATCGACTGCTGGACGAGCGCCTGGCCCTCGTTGACCTGCCACCGCTGCTGGATACGCACCTGCACGGTGTCGCCGATCTGTGCGCCCTGCGGTTTGTTGCCCCACGCGCCTTTTTCCCACGTGCGGTCGAACAGACCGATCAGCTTCAGGTTGTTCTTGAAGTTGACCGCCGTGTCCTTGGTGACCCAAGTTGGCGAAATAAAACTGTCCATGTAACCTACGCTCCCCTCTTGTTCAAGACCGCCAACTGCGAATGAATCGCGCGTCGCTCGGTCTTGACCGCTTGGGATGTGACGTCTGCCTTTCTCGGGCCACTAATTGACGGATTCAGCGTGCGTCGATACGCGAGTATCAATTCCGCGCGATCCCTTTTGATGACCAGAAACGGCAAAACAGCCAAGATGATTGATTCGAGGTCTTTGGCGCTTGCCTTCCATCGATAGCAGGCTTTCCACCGCTGACCGCGCTTTTCAACGCCTACAGAACCACCGAATCTCGCTCGTAACCATTCCGTGAGTCGAGGGTCGGTGTTGCCCACAGCCAAGGCGCATCCGAAACGATGGCTTCCGTGGTCGTGCAAGACAAAGCATCCTTCGCCGTCGATAATTCCGGCGAGATAGGCTAGTTCCGAATCAGTCCAATCGGTCTTCATGTCCTTACGCGCGACGGGACGGGCGATAGAACACCCGTTCGTGCTCCTCAAGCGGAGCATCGTCGCCGGGCAGCGCCTCAGCGCTGCGCACCGTGCCCGTCCGCACCGGATTCGGCGGCTTGGGCAACAGGGTTGGACCACGCATGGGGGCTGATCCGGTCGCAGCAGCCGCCGCACGCGAAGAGGGAGACGGGCGTTGCTCAGCGGCAACGAGGGACTTCAGATAGCGCGCCACACCGGCAACCGCCGCCTTGAAGCCGGGCGTGTCCGCCGCGATGGCGGTGTCTCGGCTCAAGGCTTCGCGCTCCTCGGGATGCGTGGCCAGGTAGTAGGACGCACGCGGCCCGACTTCGAGCGCGGCACGGCCGACGACGTCAGACACAGGAATCGGCTCGGCGTGCTCGCCCACGATGTCATCGAAATCCGCATAGGCTTTCCGCGCGTCCTCGAGCTGGTCGAGGTATTTCGTGACGACCTCGCGATGACTGCGCGTTTCGGCCTGCTGCGCCTCTTCGGCGCGTTCGGCGGCGCGGCGCTGGTCATAGCGCCAGTCGGTGCGCTCGTCGGAATACTGCTCCCAGGACTTGCCCTCGTTGCCCTTGATGGCAAAGTATTCGTCCCATGTCGGGAACGTCGCGGCGGCGGACGGAGTAGCAGTGCGCGGTTGTTCGCGGACGGGCTCCTGAGTCGGCGTGGTGGTTCGGCGCGACTCGTCGAGTGCTCGCTCGGTTTCACGCAGCCGACGAGTCAGTTCCTTGATGCGCGGCGCGTCCTCGGCGCTGGCTTCCTGGCTCTTTGCGCGGTGGCGCGGCTTGAACTTGCCCGTTTCGTCGCGTTCGGCGGATTCCGGCTTCGCGTCAGGTTCCGCAGCCTGCGCGGCGGGCTTCTGCCGGCGCTGGTCAGCCGAGAACGCCGCTTCGTGGGCGTCGAGCGACTCGCCGTCGTCGTCACCGCCAGTCTCGACGACTTCGACCGGCGCGGGCGTCTCGATGACAGACCCGCCGCCATCGACGTCCATCAGCGGCAGCGCGAATCGCCAGATTCCGGTGTGCGGCATATCCCTCAAAACGCAAAAAGGGCCGATCTGCGCTCATCGTGAGTGCAAACCGGCCCTCGCTTGGTGCGGTCGGGCTGTTGTTGCGCTAAATATCCGCTAGGTTGCGGATTTTGTCAACTCTTGCAGTGCGCCGCACCGGCAGCGCATGACTTGAAACCCCATGTCGTAGTAGAAATCGTGCGCGTGTGCGTCCGAGTCGCGCTTCGCCTTCGGGACGCGCTGTTTCGTCTTCGTCTCGACACTCTCGATGCGCCCGTCGTTCATGTTCAGCGTGATCTGCCCGCAGGCGATGCGGATGCCGAGGGCGTCTTGCAAGGAGGCCACGAGGGACTGGATGTCGGCGCTCATCGCTTGCGCTTCGCATCCTTCGCGTGCTTTTTCTCCATCGCCTTACCCTTCGCTGTTTCCTTGTTGCCGTGCATTGCGCCTATCGCGTTGAGTGTCCCGTAGACGGCCCTGTCGTTGTTGCCGTATTCGGCGCGGAGCTTCTTTTCGAGGAACTTAGGCATGACGTGCCGCCTTTACCTTGCGTTCAAGCCAAACGATTCGTCGATACGCCCACGCCATCAAATGGCGGTGATACTCGTCTCGCGGCTGAACGGATGCAGCTTTCAACTCGCCAGCCGAATATGGGATACCTAGACGCTTCAGCAGATTCACGCGAATCACTGCCGCCTCCCCGTCATCACAATCCGCACCGTCCGCAGCGCGATAAACCACGGCATTCCGATCCGCCGATAGCGCACGACGAGCAGCGGCGCGAACATCCAGCGGCGATAGCGCGGCTTCGTCATCAGCGCATCGGCGAGCACTTGCACGCTGTAGAGGCCCGCGAGGCTCATGCGCCCGCCTTCTCGACTCGCCAGCCTTCGCGCAGCGCGCCGCTCGGTGTGCGTTCCGTCGTGAGCACGATCCACTTGCCTTTCGCTGGCTTTTCCAGATGGAACCATTCCGCCGTAGCAGGAAAAGCATAGCCCGCGCCGTATCGAATCGTCGCGTAGCCGTCGTGGTCTGGAAACACAACGCCGGTAATCTGGTGCCTCTCGGACATCACGCCTCCGGCTGCTGCTGCGCCGCCTGCGCGGCCATCTCCGCGTCGTGCGCGCGTGCCGCTTCCGCCTGCTCGGCCGTCGCTTCGCGCCCGCTCGCCGCTTCGGCGGATTCGTGCGCCTGCCCGCGCTCGGCCATCTCTCGCGCGTGCGCCTGATCCATCGCGGCCATCCCGACCGCGTGATCCTGCACGCCGATGCGCGCCCGCTCTTCGAGGAACAGCGCGAGCCGATCCACCTTCGCGCCGAGTTCCGCGACCGCGATCTTCGTCTCGGACTCGATGTGCAGCTTCTCCCGATCCGCCAACAGCTCCAGATGCGTCCGCTCGCTCTGCCCCTGCTGCCGAATCTCCTCCACCGCAGTGGGCTTCGCCGCCTTCTGCAATTCCGCCTGCAACTGCTGAATCTGCTGCTGCGCCTGCGCGAGTTGCGCCTGCACTTCCGGCGGCACGTTCTGCCCGCTCGCCTTCGCCGCGAGCATCTGCTGAATCGGCGGCGCGAGCATCACTTTCGCACGATCCGCCATCTGCTGATGGCCGGGACCGTCTTGGTTCTGGAAGAACAGATCGCCGAACCACGTCATGAGTTCCGGATTCGCCGCGAGCAGTTCCCCGATGATCGTGGCTTCCTGCTCACGCCGCGAATCGAAATTCTTCGACACCTTCACGGTGACGTTAAACTTCGCGTCCTTCGTCAGCGTGTAGGTCTGCGGATTCGGATGGCCCTGCGGCGCCGGCATCGCCTTCCCGCCCTGCATCACCATCGGTGTGTGCAGCAGCACCGTCTCGGCGTCGCCTTCCGCGTTCACGATGCGCGCGAGACGGCCCGGACGCCCGAAAACCGGATAGAGCAGGTTGTTGATCACCTGTCCCTCGTAGCGAATCGACCGCTGCAGGTTATCGAGAAAGTGGCTGACGCCCTTCTGGCTCTGTTCGATGAGCTGCGCATTCTGCCGCTTGCTGCGGACGGACGGCGCCGCTTCGCCGAGCGCCGACGCGTGAATGCCGCTCGTGCTCTGGATGGACTCGTCGAACATCTGCACCGAGGCCGCGACGGCTTCAATCGGCGGATTGCGCGACGGCGGCACCGTAGGGGGATTCGCCTGCCCGTTATCGAGATTCGTGCGCTTGTAGGGGAGATACGGCAGCGTCCGCGTGTTCGCGGCGACCCACCAATCCTCGTAGCCTTCGATGGTGCCCTCTTCGACCATCACCGGCACGAGCGGCGCGAGGCCGATCAGCTCCAGCCACCGCGACACCATGACGTTGAACCCGTAGCCGGGCGCCCGCATCGAGCGCACCATACCCTCACGGCGCCGTTCCTTGTCGTGCGGCTGCAGTTCTTCTCCGACGACTTCGATGATCGGCATGTCCGGCCCGAGCCAGTCGGTGTCATCGAGCACGTCATCGTCGCAGCCGTCCAGTTTCGCCCACTTGATGCGCTTCTCGACGACGGTGCGGCGCGAGTCCTCGACTTCCTGCCAGCCTTCGAGGTCCGGCAACTCGTCCACTTCGTCGGACCACTCCACGCGCTCGGACTGGCCGTCCGTGAACGTCACCAGTTCTCGGCTCTCGCGCACCGTATACCAGTAGTCCACCACGCGGACCATGCGCGTCTCACCGTCCGTGTGGAACCACTCCGGCCGCTCGTCGCCGAGCGCACGCCACTGGTCATCCGAACAGTCGCAGAGCGCGTTCCTCTGGTTTTTGCGCTTCGGATACTCCGCGATGTAGGCGTCTTGCGGCAGATCCGTGGCGACGAACCACCACTCCGCATCCGACCCGTCCGGCTGTTCACGCGCGGGATCGCCCGTCACGCACGCTTGGTTATAGAAGCGGTTGACGAAGATTTCCTGATCGTTGGTCTTGCCAGGCACGTAGCGCGTCATCACGCCGTAGTAGCCGGACCCGGCAATCACCGCGCGCGAGAACGCCCACGTCCGCGCGTCGGCGGCTTTCGACTCCCGCTGGATGCGGCGCACGAGCCCTTCGCGCAGCTTGATTTCCGTCTCGTCGATCGGCTCGGCTACGTCGCCGAAGTCGTCGGCCGGCACGATCGAGATGCCCATGTCCGACTGGCGCTCGCCGTTCAGCACCTGCTGAATCGGGGGCCGCGTCTTGTTGATGGTGATCATCGGCCGCGCAGGCACGGGCGGCATCCCGTTCTGTGCGGCTTGCCCCTTGCGGATGTTCTTCACATCCTCCGGCCACTGCTCGCCGTTGTAGAACGCGATGTCCTCGAGTTCGCGCTTGGTCTGCTTCGACTTCGCCTCTTGCCCGAGCTTGAAGCGGTCTCGGGCGAGTTGGAGGAATTTCTTCGTGGCGGTAGAGGCAGGCATGGATCAGCGTCCGAGGAACAGCCAGCGGAGACGGGCTAGGAAGGACGCCCCGATGGCGAGGCGCACAGCCTGCCTCGCTTGTGCGTCGTGAAACCCGTGCGTGTCTGTCTGGACGTCGTAGACGACAATCGGCACGAGCGTGCCTGCGGGATGCGTGCGCGCGGCCCACTCCGAGGTCGCATCGATCCGCTTCTGCACCTCGTGCAACTGCTGCGTGTGCTGGTTCAGCACGAACGCGTGATGCGCGAGCGCCACGCCCTGCTGTTCAATTTCGCTGACCGCTTCCACGCCGACCGCGCGGCGAAGATCGCGGCGTTTGATGCGCTCGGAGGCTTCACTCATGCGGGCATGCTCCACTCCACCGCGATGGGGATTTCCTTGCCGGTGAACAGCGGTTGGACGGCGTGCCTACCGCTGAATCGATTCACGTTGCGATACGGACCCGCATCGATCGGGCGCGGACAAAGCAGAGAAACCGGCACGTCTCCGTATGACACGTCAGATGTGATGACGAATTGCTGGGTGTAGGGTTGCTCCTCGCCAGTCATCGGATTAACCGCGAACACGCCGCTGAGCGTTATGACGTCTCCGCGCTTGAGCGCACACGACGACACCAGCGACGGCTTCTCTGCCGGCATGAAGATCGTCTTCGCGCCCGGCACCCACAGCAACCGCTCCGGATCGAGTGCTAGACCTGCGGCAGCCGTCGCGAGCGTGGCGAGAAAGGCGCGTCGGTTCATGCGAATCGCCCAGCAGTATACACCCTACCCCATCCACCCGTGCTCGCCTGTCACCATCGGCATCCGCGACGGCCGCTGGACCCGCGGCTTCGGCGGCGCACTCCCGAAGTTCAGCTCCAGATACTGCGTGCAGACTTGCCCGTGCTCATACCACCCGTCCGCCTTCGGCTTGCGGACTTGCTTGTTGCCGACGCTCACCATGTGCTCGTCCCACACATAGCCAGCCTCGAAGCCATCCGCCAGGAACAGGTCCAGCGTCGTCGCCGACTCGGAAATCGTGAGCCACCGCTCCGGATCGCTGTTAATGGCGAAGGACTCCTGCCGATCCGCCGCGCGCCGTCGCATTTGCGCCGCGATCCGTTCCACTGCGGCCACGCGCATCGCCGGGCTGTTGCTGTCCTGCTGATACACGGCGCGGATGCCCTTCGATCGCAGCGTCTGCCCCATGTCCACGCCGATGGGATTCGACGCGCCCGCCGGGTCGCAGCACTCTTTCAGCGCGACCGGATCAGGGAACCACTGCGCGCGATAGCGCAGCACGAGGTCGAGGAAGTCATCCAAGTAGAGCGACTGGCCGAGAATGCCGCCGAGATAGCGGACCTGCCCGAGCGGCGACACCTGCCGGAAGATCGCGCACGGATGATGCTTCCCGAAGTCGAGGCCCATCTCCAGCGGCAGGCGCGGGTCATACGCGAGCTTCACCTCGTGCAGCGCCCGCACGAACGCGCCCTTGTAAACCGGCTCGCCCGTGACGTTCATGCCGCGCAGCCCGAGAATGGAACTGCGATGCTTCGCATGATCCGGCGGAAACGACTGGAGTGCCGCCTGCAACAGCGCCGCGGGTAGGTTGTGCGCGTTATCGTGGATACTGACTGCGTAGTAGCGGCGATTTGGGATGCTATTGTTCGAGGGAAACTGCTTCGCCAACCAGTGCGTCACGTTAGGCGGGTTGGGACTAAAAATTAACTGGTGAGGAAAACCCGGTTGCCGTAGGCGCAAGCGCAGCTCAAGACTGAAGTCCTCCGGCAGTTCTTCCGTCTGGTCGTTGTAGATGCGAGCCACGCCCATGCCGCGCATCTTTGAGTAGCGCGAGAGCGCATCAGGCGACTTGAGTCCGTAGCTGAACGCTTTCGAACCATTTGGGAATTCATACGCGAGTTCTTTCGCGTTCCAACGTGGAATACACCCTGCCTCTTGACAGACCTGCTCAAACGCTGGGCGGACCTTCGTTTGTGTCTCGCCGTCGCCGTAGCGACCGATCCAGCCATGAATCCCTGGCATCTCCTGATACGCGTTGAATTCCTTCCAACAACACGCGGTCGTTTTACCACTGGACAGCGCGCCCTCAAGGTCGATTTCTGGCGTCTCGTCGCGCATGAAATCACTTATTGGTTTGCGCCAGCGCATTTCGACGACGCGCTCGGTCACGACTTCGGCGGCTCCGTCTCGTAGACGTGCTTGACGACCGTTGTGCCTTGAATGTCGTGCTTGATCGTGTCGCCGAGCACCTGGCGGCCCTTCAGGATCGCGATCTTGTCCTTCGTGTCGCCATGATGCACCACGTCGAGCATCATGCGCGCGGCGTGCGCGTCGGCAATCTGGCCGGCGAGCAGCTTCGTGTCCTTCGTCAGCAGCCGCATGTAGCGCGCGACCTGGACCACACTGCCCGGCCAGGACGCGTAGCACGCGCGGTCCTTCAGCGCCGTGAACATCTCCAGCGGCTCGCTGATACCGTCCTCGATATGCTCGAGGATGTGCCGGCAGATTTGCTCCTCGAACCACTGGAAGCGCGGCTGGTCGCAGTTCTGGCAGTGCGTGTCGTGCGTCTGCTCGGACTGGCAGCGCGGGCAGGGCCAGGGCTTCATGGGCAGAGTGTCCTGGTGGCGAGCCGAACGCTCCACACAAGCGACACGCCAGGAATGTGCCAGTAACGACGCACCATCATAGGCCATCGAACAACGCGGCGCCACAGTGGGCGGACGAGAAGAATGAGGCGTTCGCCGTCATTGGGGCAAACGTAATCGGGATGGATATATCCCTTGGCGTAGAACACGCACCGTGGGCATTCGTGATTCATGGCTGCTTCGGCGTATCTTCACGCACAAGGACGCAATCCACCCACCGATGGCCGTATTGCCCGCAGACGTGACATGGACATCCTGGGCCGCGATGAGACGCCACCGACCACCCGCAATGCGAGCACGTCTCGTCCAGCTCCACGTCGTAAGCGTCAGCCATGTCGCTGCTCAGTCTACACCGGGGCGCAAGGCGCCGGCTATGACGTACGCCTGGAGACGCCCGTTCACGTCAGCGTAGTGCAGTTGGATGTGCCACGCGTGCCACTCTCGGAACGCGCGCGTCCGCGTGGTTCGCGTCAATGCTCTCCTGCCATACGCCGCCGCACGCAGCTTCGCGCGTGAGGTCGCTCGCCCACGCCCGCAACCGCCCGACTAGCTCATCCATGTGCGCCTCCTGAAATGTAATCGGTCCAACCTCGCAAAAAGCGCCGTAATCGGTCTTTTGAGCGAATGTAATCGATCGCTAAATCGCCGCAAACACCACACAGAGCGCAACTTACTCCATTTGTAATCGATGTAATCGCGTAATCGCACCACGCTGAAACTTATACGTGTGCGTGCGCACATACAGGTATACATATACAGATTACATAGATTACATAGATTACATACCATAAGAATCAACAACTTACACGTAATCGATGTAATCGAACGCAGCGAAATGTAATCGGACAAATGTCCGTTAAAGTCAGTCAATGTCTATCTCTGTCGTATATCCTTGCACGGCTCGGCCCATTCTACGGATGGTCCGACGCTCCCAGCCAGCCGACCGGAGAATGCGCCCGACGCGCTTGGATTCGCGGTCGGTGATGGCGGACTCGTGGAACTTCAGCGCCTCTTTCAGCACCTCGGCAATGGTAACATCCGGCTTGCCGATGAGGTAATCGAGCACGGTGTTCGTCCAGGCGTCGAGCACATGCCGATGCGCCTGAACAGGGCCGGTCGTCGCCGGCATCAGATGCCACGGTTCCCCGTTGGACATGCGGACATGCGCCTCGGCGAGGAGCTGCGCGCGATCGGCAAGAAGTGCGGCGGTGTTGATGGTGCCGACACGCACCGGATAGAAACGGCGTCCGCCCGTCTCGTCGAGCAGGTAATCGTCGCGGTTGGTCGTGCCGATAAAAATACACTGGCGGGGGAACGTAAGCGTGAACGCGCCGTAGGTCGGGCGATAGGGATCGCTCGGCGTGCTCACGATGACCTTGATGCGATCGACGTCGGCCTTGGTCGTGGACGACAACTCGGCGATTTCAATCAGCCACGCGCCGCGGAGCGCTTGCAGAAAATCCTTCTGCGTCATGGACTCGAGCGCGACGCGGTAGTAGTCCCCGCCGAGAATGCGCAGGGCGGTGGTCTTGCCGACGCCCTGCGGCCCTTCCAGGACGAGCATGGTGTCCACTTGGCACCCCGGCTGCGCCACGCGCGCCACGAGCGAGAGGAGCGTATTGCGGCCGGCCGCGAGCAGGTAATCAAGGGGCTGCGCATCGGACGGCACGGCGCCGAGATAGTCAATCAACCAGCGGTCCATCCGCGGTTCGTCGTCCCAGACGTAGGACGCCAGCATGTCGTGGACGCAGTGCCGGCGCCGCTGCCACGCGATGAGGTCGATCGCGTCTTTCACGTCGGCCTTGGTCGCGCGCGTGAGGCCGATGCTCTCTTGCAGATAATGGCGAATGCGCGTGACGTCTTCTCCGCGCATTTCGCGCTGCTCGCTGTTGGTGACGAGCACGCGGTCTTTGAACTCGTCGTAATACAGACGATCGGGGCCGTAGAGCGGATCTTTTTGCAGCACCGTGACGATGTTCGCGAGCGTGGAGAGTGGCTGGTGCTTGTCGTTGCATTGCAGTCCCCACGCGGCGACGGCGTTGTGCGGCGTCACCGCCGTGCGGAATTTGGCGTTGGGGTCGGGTGCGCTCATGACTCACGCACGGGACGCTGCGCGATAATTTGCGCGGCGAGCTGTTGGAGTTCATATCGCAACGCGCGTCCTGCGGGTGGTTGGGCGCCACGCTCGGCCGCGCGATCCAAGGCAAGGCCCAAGCACGCGGCTAACGCGGCGACGGCGGTGCCATTCGCATGTCCGGGCAAGAGAGCGAGGATTTGATCAGCGAGGACGATAACGGGGTCGTGTGCGTCAAGAACAGGCACGGCTCAACTCCTAGTCAGAGAGCGCCGAGTCGAGCGTGTTGGGACTAGGCAACACGCTCGAACGGGATTCATGAGGTCCCTCTCGGCTTGGGGGTTATTCTACACGTAGCCCGCAGTTTACGCCCGCGTCACGCCTCGCGCAATCCCGTCTGTATCGCGCCCTTACTTTCCGTAAGCGCAGCCGCTTGTGGGTGCTGGTCGATCCACGCGACACCGCAAGCCAAAGCTGCGAATTCGTGCCCCTTCAACCCGTAGAGCGGCCCTCGCGCTTTCGTCGTGCCGATGGCGCTGTCTCCCCCGTAGCGGTCCATGAGCGCGCGCCGGATGTTCGCGTCCTTCGCCTGCATGCTGCCGCACAGGTGGAGCTTGATGGGCCGGCGCGGGAGTCGATACCGTTGGTGATTCGGCCACGCCTCGTAGAAGCGGCCGGACCAAAACACCGTCTCAAAAGTCTCGTGTCCGACCGCCATGCCCATCGCTTCGATCTGCTCGATGACGAGCGTGGAGCCGAATGGCGCGGTCTCGAGGCGCGGCAGAATCGCGCCGTTGAGCGCCGTGACGTGCTCGAGCACCATCGGCGGGCCGATAGATTGCGTTCCCAGGACAACGAGCGCGGATTGAATCGTGCCGGGGTCGATCGCGTAGATGAGACTCATCGAAAATACCGCGACCGTTCCGACCCCTCGCCGACGTAGGGCGCCCAATACGATCCGCCGTAGACGCGCTCGTGTCCGCAGGTATCGCAACGGAACAGCAGCCGGCCGCCGCGCTGCCGATTCAGCTCGGTATGCGGCGTGCGCGCGAGCGTGGCGGTGACTTTCGCGCGGGCGTAGCGTTCGGCTTCGGCGCGCAGTTCGAGCGTCTGGCCGGGCAGGGCGGCGATGAGATCGCGTTCCTGGGTCGAGGCGTCAAGGCCGGCGTTGCAGCGCGGGCCTTCGCAGCAGAGGATGATCGGCATGTCAGATCCTTTCGTGTGGGTAATAGACGCGGGCGATGTGTTGCGCGAGCACGAGCGGTATTTTCGCGATGTGCGCGGAGGCGGCTTTGCGGGCGGTGCTCTTGCTGCCTGTTTTCCGTGAGATGGACGGCTCGGTGTCGTTGAACCAGTCGCCGCCTTGTTTAATGCCGCTGGATTCCACGCCGCAATCGCGCGTCGTGAACCGCACGCCGTTGCCGACATCGGTCCTTCGGCTGGCAGGCAGCCACACCGGATTGATACACGAGCACAGATTGCACGGCTGGTCTGGATTGATCGCCGAGTAGACGGTCTCGTGCGCACCTTCTGGATGGCCGCAATCGCATATAGGCTCGCTCGGCACCTTCGCGCGCGCCTTCGTCATTGGCATCAACGCCGGCACATCCCCCCACAAGTAGAAGCTGCCGAAGTGCCACCGCGCCCGCCCGACCCATGGCTGCGCCCCGCGCACGTTCTCCACGACGAGCGGCACATGCCGCCCTGCCGCTTCGCACGCTTCGCTCTGAATCCGAAAGCACGCATCAAACAGCGCGGTCAGCCGCTTCGGATCGTCCTCGCCCTCGCGCAACCGCCGCGCTTTCTCTTTTGCCTTCGTCCACGGCATCGCCATGTAGGAGAACTCCTGACACGGGGGACTCGCAACGATGAGCGCGGCATCCTTGAACTGCGCGCCGTGAATCGTGAGCGCGTCCTGTAGGACAAGCTGCGCGGGATAGCGCGCCTCGCCGTAGACATGGCGTTCGATGTCGAAGCCGACGACGCGGTAGCCTTCTGCGAGTAGACCTTCGGTCCAGCCACCGAGACCGCAAAAGATGTCGATCGCCAACGGCTTCATTTCCCGTTACTGTTCCACGGCCCATCCGGCCGCGCGGGCGGCTCCGTCTGCGGCGGCGCGATGAGGCGGCCTCGGGAGTCCCGCACGGCGCAGCTCGGGCACAGCGGCTCGGGCTGATCGCGCCGCGCGAGATACGTGACCGCGGGATGGCCGTGCGCGCAGACGCGCACGACTTGCAGGCGGCGCCAGGATTCGTCTGTCATGGTTTCTCCCGCTCGTAGACGATGCGATCGGTGATAGGCCGCAGGTTCGGCCCCTGCTGTTTCGCTTCTGCCGTAATTCTCGCGTGCGTGCGCTCAAGCTCAGACATCGCAGCATGTGCGGCGCACCAGCGACCCGTGGACAGCGCGAGCGCGGGACAATCCGGGATCGCGCACGGCGTCATGGCTGCGCTATCCTTGATTGGTT